CAGAACGTAACGCCCGCAGGTAATGGCAGGGCTTAAGATGATAGACGGGGATGAGGTGATCAACATCTGCCCGAACAACTCGGACGGACCTATCATTGAGATTGAGTCGCTGAAGATTCAGTTGCCTGAACCAACGAACGTTCTGTTCAAAGGTTTACCAGTGGTGAACCAAAGGTGGCAAAGAATAGAATTGCCAAGAGAACTTGAACAGATTAAGTCTATGGACGACTGGTACGAATCGCCACGAGAGTTCCAGCAACGTTGGAGTCCGTACATCGATGAAGAGTTCCGCCGCAGGAGAGAGGGTGTGTGGTTTATGAATAATGGTGTTGAAACATACATCACTGGCCACCACTATATGTTCCTCCAGTGGAGCAAAATCGACATCGGCTATCCGGGCTACCTAGACTTCCAGAGAAAGCTGTTCACCCACTTCGCTGCGTGTGAGGCAGACCCACGCTGTATGGGACAGATCTACACCAAGTGCCGACGCTCTGGCTACACGAATATGAGCGCTGCAACGCTCGTAGACGAGGGCACACAGGTGAAGGAAAAGCTGTTGGGCATTATGAGCAAGACAGGTACGGACGCGCAGGAGGCAGTGTTCGGATCTAAGATTGTACCCATCTACAAGGGCTACCCATTCTTCTTTACAGCCATCCAAGACGGTACCACAAACCCACGTATGGAGCTTGCGTTCCGAGAACCAGCCAAGCGTATCACAAAGAAGAACAAGACCTCACAAAGGGGAGAAGCACTTGACACCATCATCAACTGGAAGAACACCACCAACAACGCATACGACGGAAGCAAGACACATATGTTGTTCCTAGATGAGGCTGGTAAATGGCTCAATCCCAACGACATACGTGAGGTTTGGCGCATCCACAGAACGTGTTTGCTCGTTGGACGCAGGGTTATTGGCAAGGCGATGGTGGGCTCTACGGTGAACCCACTTGACAAGGGAGGAAGAGAGTTCCGAGACCTATACTACGACTCGGACCCAAACGACCGAAACGAGAACGGACGCACAAAGAGCGGGCTGTACAAAATCTTCATACCAGCATACGAAGCGCTCGAAGGATTCTTTGATCAGTACGGGCTTCCAATAATTGATGACCCAGAGCAACCAGTGATGACTGAGGATGGTACGTTCACTACAATCGGAGCACGTACGTTCTTGAAGAACGAGAGAAAAGGACAGCAAAACAACAGCTACGAACTCAACGAAATCATCCGTCAGTTCCCATTCACTGAGGATGAAGCGTTTCGTGACTCGACCAAGTCTTCGCTGTTCAACATCCAAAAGATCTACGAGCAGATTCAACACAACGAGGAGCTGTACCCAAACCCTATTGTCGTTGGAAACTTTCAATGGAAGGAAGGCAAGCAGGACACAGAGGTTGTCTTTGCACCAGACCCTAACGGAAGGTGGCGTATTGCTTGGCTGGCACCACAAGACATTCGAAACAAACGAAAGACCGAGAACAACAAGCTGGTCCCGCCAAATGGAGCATTCGGGGTGATGGGTGTTGACTCATATGACCTTGACACTACAATTGACTACCGAGCATCAAAGGGTGCGTGCCACATCTACAACAAGTTCTCAATGGAGCACCCAGCGAATATGTTTGTGGCTGAGTACGCATCTCGTCCGCCACTTGCTAAAATCTTCTACGAGGACATCCTAATGGCTGCTGTGTTCTACGGCTATCCTGTGCTGATAGAGAATAACAAGTACGGCATTGCGCGATACTTTGAGTCACGCGGGTACGACGAGTACCTAATGGATCGCCCAGCGCATCTAATGTCCACATCGGCGAAGGTCAACGTAAAGACAAAAGGAATCCCATCCAACAGCCAAGACGTAATACAAGCCCACGCCCAAGCGATTGAGGCATACATCCACGACCACGTGGGTCTCCACAACGAGACCGGACACTTCGGGAGGATGTACTTCAACAGAACGCTAGAGGACTGGATTAACTTCAAGATTGACGACCGAACAAAGTTTGACTTAACAATCAGTTCTGGGCTTGCACTTCTTGGCGCACAAAAGCAGGTAAAAGAAGTAAAGAAAACTAACTTCAACGAGAAGATTTTCTTCCGTAAGGGTAAGCAAATTACGCGATAACTTAAGTTCGTACCTTTGTCCATAAACTGCGATAAATGGATCAATACTCAGTAAAAAGCAACGGGTACGACTCTACGTTTCCTGATCCGCTTGCCTCACACGAGGTAAAGGCAAACAAAGGATACGGCCTTCAGTACGCTAAGGCCATTTACGGACAATGGGGAAGCGCCGAGTGGGAAGGCTCTCTGTACGGCAAACGCTGGAAGGAATTTGAAATTTCACGTGACTACGCCAACGGAACGCAGGACACATCCATCTACAAGCAAATCCTTACATCCCTAGACCCAAACAACGGAGACGGCTCACTAGTAAACCTAGACTGGACACCAGTACCTATCGTCCCTAAGTTTGTAAAGATTGTAGTAAACAAGATTCTTTCTTCCAAGTTCTACCCCAACGTAGAAGCTGTTGACCCTCTCTCTCGCAGTGAGAAGGACTACGAGAAGAACAAGATGAAGGTATTCATCGAAAACAAAGACGTACTCAAGGAAGCTAAAGAATCTGGGCTACGCACAGAGGTAGACCCAGACCAACTTCCCGACACCGCAGAAGAAACTGAAATCTTCCTTGAGACCAACATCAAGACCGCAGCAGAGATTGCTGCACAGATCGGAATCAACCTAACCCTAAGCTGGAACGACTTTGACGAGCGTGTATTCCGCCGCAACGTGGAGGACCTTGTCACCTGCGGTATGGCTGTCACCAAGCGCAGCAACGACCCCAACTACGGAATCGTAGAGGAGTACGTTGACCCAGCATACTTCGTCCACAGCTTCACCGACGACCCCACCTTCAGCGACATCATCTACGCAGGACATATGAAGCGTATGAGCATCGCTGAGCTCAAGCGCATTGCAGGTGATGAGTTCACCGAGCAGCAGTACGAAACAATGGCACGCACGGTGATGAACCGATTCGGCAACGATCCCAACCGCTTTATGGACCAGCGCTACGACGTAGGTATGGAGCGCTACTACTACGGATACGATGAGTACACCGTCGACGTGATGGAGTTTGAGTTCGTAAGCGTTGACAACATCATCTTCGAGAAGAAAGAGTCTCGCTTTGGTAACGTAGGTTTTTACTACAAGGGCCACAAGTACAACGCACCCCAACAGAGCGTATACGACCGAGAGGCTGTCTATATGCAGAACCAAACGCTCTACGGCGGTAAGTTTATCGTTGGCACCGAGTATCTGTTCGACTACGGGGTAAAGAAAAATATACCTAAGAACGTACACGACCTCAGCCGCACGAAGATGAGCTACAGCGTGATGGCTACCAACATCCGACGTATGATTCCTAAGAGTATGGTCAGTGGCATCATTGGATTCGCAGACCAGCTTCAGCTGTCCCACCTTAAGATTCAGCAGGCAATCGCTAAGGCTAAGCCTGATGGATTGATTGTAGACATCGAGGGACTAGAGAACGTACAGCTTGGTCGCGGTGGAGAGCTTCAGCCTCTTGACATCCAAGACATCTACGAACAGACAGGTATCTTCTACTACCGAAGCAAGAACGCAGACGGAAGCTTCCAGAACCCACCTATTCGCCCACTGGACAACAGCATCCGAAACATCAACGAACTCATCACGCTGTACAACCACTACCTGCGTATGATTCGTGACGCTACGGGTATCAACGAAGTGATGGACGGAACATCTCCCAAAGGAGACCAGCTTGTTGGAGTGCGTCAGCAGCAGCTGTCTGCAGCGAACAACGCCCTCTACGACATCACCAACGCATCTGTTGTTCTCTACCGCAAAATCTGTGAGGACATCGTCAAGTGTCTGCAGATTCTTCCGCCTAAGTCGATTCTATACAGAGCGTACGAGACGGCGATTGGACGCGAGAATATGGCTGTTTTGTCTAGCTTCTCTAGCCTTCCGATGTACAACTTTGGGGTGCGTGTGGTTGCAGATATGAACGAGGTGGACCGTATGTACCTTGAGCAGAACATCCAAGCGTCTATCGCTCAGGGAGAGCTTGACATCGAAGATGCTATTGCCATCCGACAGTTACGAGACATTGATCAGGCAGAGCGTCTGCTTATCGTACGCCGTAAGAAGCGTATGAAGATGCGTCAGGAGATGGCCCAGCAGAACTCTCAGTTCCAAGCACAGGCAAACGCTCAGGTGGCACAGGTTACCTCTCAGGGCAAGATGCAAGAAGAGCAGATGAAGGCACAGCTCGAGGCTCAGAAGATTCAGCTTGAGGGACAGGTGAAGGCTCAGATGCTTCAGCTGGAGTACCAGCTTAAGATGCAGTTGGCGCAGCTTCAGGGTCAGTTCGGTATCGCCGAACAACAGATTGAATCGGGAGTCCGTCAGAGTGCTGAACAAGAGTCTGAGGATCGCAAGGACCAACGCATTAAGGAGCAGGCTGTTGCCCAAAGCAAGCTGATTTCTCAGCGTAAGGGAGAGCGTCCTGAACTCAGGAAGGAGGACCTCGATGGTCAAGAAGACATCGTAAATCTCATCTTAAATCAGTAACTATCTTTGCAACGAGATACTGTTGCCTTAAACTTTTAACCTTTTGATTTATGTACCTCAACGTAAATAACCCCGTCAACTATCAGCTCCAAGGATTTGGGCAGAACGGGGTGCGCACTATATCAACAGACCAGCTTTACATTCAGGGTGAGTACTACCGAGTACTCGTTGCAGAGGAGGACTCCTACGTTACCGCTGTCAGCGTCTTAGGAGACGACCTGACGGCTGAGTTCGTTTATGCTGGAACCACCATCTACGGATTGTTTACTGAGGTAAGCGTAAGTAGTGGAAGCCTTACTGCGTACATCGCAGGACCTACTGACATTGATGATGTGTGGGCTTACATTAACGCCTACGGACTTACTAACGCAGCACGTATTGAGGCTGCGGATTGCGCTAAGGATGCGATTGCTCCATTGCTTGACAAGTACTACGCCAAGGCTAGCTTGGTTATGGTGCCGAGCCTGTACAAGACGAGTATTGTTTACTCGGAGCGTCCTTTGACAACGGCTGGTCAGCTTGCTTTTACTCGGAGTAATGATACTGCTACCCGTGTAAATTCAGCGGGTCTGATAGAGCGTGTGCGGACGAATGTTGTTACCTACTCTCAAGATTTTAGCGATGCGTCTTGGACTAAAACCGCAATAACAATAAGCACAAGCGCAACGGCCAACCCAGTTAATGGCGCATTGACGGCACAAGATGCCATACCTACTGCGGTATCTTCTGCGCACCGAGTCTTTAAATTGACTGGTGTAGTTAGTGCTGCAAATACTTGGAGTATTTACGCAAAGGCAAAAGGTTACAATTTTATCACTATTTTTGAAAACGGGAATACCTCAGCAAGCGTATCTTTCAATTTGTCTACTGGTGCTGTAAGTTCACAAAATAGTGCAGTAGGTCAAATTCAATCTTTGGGCGATGGCTGGTACCGTTGCTCAATGATTCACACAACTTCGACAACACCTCGTTTTGACGTTTACGTTTCGCCTACTGATTCTATAGCATCATACACGGGAGACGGAACGAGTGGCGTTACTTTGTTTGGAGCGCAAGCGGAAGCGTCAGACTTCGGAGCAACAGACTACATCGCCACCACCAGTGCAGCGGTATCGGTAGGGCCAGTGGCTAACGTACCCCGTTTGGACTACCTTAATTCGAGCTGCCCTCGTTTGTTGCTTGAACCCCAGCGGACGAATCTTGCGGTAAATAGCGAAATTTGGAACGGCACTGGATGGATTGCAGAAAGTGCAAGCGTCACCGCAAATAGCGTTATTTCACCAAAT